CGCGACGCGCTGCGTGGCCGGATCGGCGCGATCCAGGGTGAAATTCAGCGGATCGACTACCAGTCGAACGCGGAACGCGAGCAGCAATTCGGGCAATTCCGCGAGCAGCAGGCGCAATTGCTGGCGCAGAAACTGCCCGTCTACGGCGACGCCGAGCGCGGGCCGAAATTCGTCCGGGAACTCACGGACTACCTCCAGACGCAGGGCTTCACCCCCCAGGAATTGGCCGCGGTCGTCGACCACCGGGCAATCCTCCTGGCGGAAAAAGCCATGCGCGCGGATCGCGCGGCGGCGGCGCGCAACGGCGCCAACGCGCAAAAGGCCCCGCCTCCCCGGGTGCAGCCGCCCGGCACTAAAGCGCGCTCGGACACTTCGGCCAGCCAGCGACGCAACAATAAACTCGCAGCCCTGGAACGCAGCGGTTCCGAGAAGGACGCGGTGGCGTACCTGCTCGAGATCCTGTGAGGACCCGCCCTAAACGCCGCCTGGGCAGCGGCGCCCGCCAGCGCTGGGAAGCGCCGGCATCCCTCTTGATGGAGCCCCTTAATGGCTATCATACCAAATACTGCGACCACGTTTAGCGGCAGCCCCGGTCTGCAGGGGCTGCGCGAAGACCTCTCCGACATGATCTACATGATCTCGCCGGAGACAACGCCGTTCACCTCGAACGTCGGCCGCGAGAGCTGCGACGCGGTGTTGCACGAATGGCAGACCGACGCGCTGGCCGCCGCCAATGTCAACAACGCCCAGTTCCAGGGCGACGACATTGCCACCTTTAGCGCGGCGAGCGTGACGGCGAGGCTCGGCAACCGGACGCAGATCCTCAGAAAAGAGGTGATCATCTCCGGCACGGTCGACGCCGTCCGCAAGGCGGGCCGCAACACCGAGCTGGCCTACCAGCTCACCAAGCGCGGCAAGGAAATAAAGATCGACCATGAGAGCGTGCTTCTCAACAACCAGGCAAAACTCGTCGGCGCCGCCGCCACCGCGCCGCTGATGGCCGGCGTGCCGGCGTGGATCAAAACCAACGTCAACCATGTCGGCACCAACCCGGTCGGCGACGGCAGCAATGCCCGGGTCGACGGCACGCCACGGGCCTTTACCGAGGTTATTCTGAAAGATGTGTTGAAGCAGATTTGGACCAACTCCAGCGAGGAGCCGGATGTGCTGATGTGCGGCGGTAGCAACAAATCGGTGGCGTCTGCGTTCACCGGCGGCGCGCAGAAAACCGTCGATGTCGCAACCAAGAAACTGACGGCGACCGTGGATATCTATGTCGGCGATTTCGCCAGCATCAACATCATCAGCAATCGCTGGCAGCGGCCGCGCGACGCGTTCGTGCTGAACTGGAACTACTGGGCGATCGCCTGGCTGCGGCGCACCTCGCAAGTGCCGTTAGCGAAAACCGGGGACGCCGAGAAGCGTATGATAATACAGGAAAGTACCTTGGTCAGCCGCAACGAGGCCGCGTCTGGCGCGGCATACGATTTGACAACACCATAGTCAGGTCGATCTGGACGATACCCCTGCAATTAGGGCGGTCCATCGCGGGCCGCCCTTTCCTTTTTGGGACGCGCCGATGCCGATCCTGTTCGACACCGACCCCGAATACGGGGCCTACGAGATGTTCGATTACGACAACGACAATGGCCGCGTCACGGTTCGCCGGTACTGCGACGTGCAGCCGATCATCGACCGCAACAAGGAACTGCAGAACCACACCACCGGCTGGAACGAGGCAAAGGATATGCGCCTGGCGGCCAGCATCCCCAACGAGGTGGCGCTGATGTGGCTCAACGATTACGGCGTCAACTGCTGGCGCAAGGAACACTGGCCGGCGGTAAGGAGGTTGCTTAACTCGAATGAGTGGAAATACCTCCGGACCAATACGTTTTACCTATGAAGCCCGACACCAACAAGGCGCGGCTCTACAACGCGCTAAAGCGGCTGGTGGTCGAGGCGGAGCAGGATCTGCCGACCGATGTCATTCCGGACGATAGCCTCTTGTGTGTGATCCCGCTGTCGGCGCTCGAGCAGGCTCACGACGCGCTCAACTCCGCCCGCCTCAACCGAAGAGCCCCCGATGCCGCTTGATACCTATGCCGGGTTGCAAACCGCGGTGCTGGAGTGGCTGGCCCGGCCGGCCGACCGGCTCCTGGTCGACCACGTCCCGGACATGGTGACGCTGTTCGAGGCCGAGGCCCGCCCGCGGCTGCGCACGATCGGCGGCGAGGGCATGGAGGTCCTCTACACCTCGCCCGGCTATCCGGATCTGGCGATGCCGGCGGACTTCGCCGAGCTGCGCCACGCGATGCTGCTGGACCTGGCGGTGCCGCTCGATTTTCTGGCTCCGGCCGCGGCGGCGCGCGGGGTCCTGTCGGGCGGCATCCCGCAGTTTTATACGATCTACGGCAGCACCGACGATTCGGTGCCCTGTTCGACGGGCGGCAGCAACATCCAGATGCGCCTCACCCCGCCGCCCGATAGCAGCTACACCGTCAGCGTCACTTACCTGCGCTCGCTGCCGCCGCTATCGGCGGACAACCCGAGCAACTGGCTATTGCGCGCGTCGCCGACCGCGTATCTGTTCGGGACCCTGCTTGAGGCGGCGGCCTTTATCGGCCACGACGAGCGGGTGCCGCTTTGGGCGCAGCGCCGTGAGGCGGCGTTTGCCGCGTTGGAGCGCGCCGACAGCAAGGCGCGCTGGGGCGGGCCGCTGCAGATGCGGCCGGATATGGCGATGTCGGTCCGCGGCGGGACGCTGTAATGCCAAAGCCGACACCCCCCGCGCACAGCGAGGATTTCATCGAGCTTGAGGCGCGGGTAACCGCGTTGGAGGCCGCGCACGCCGATCTGGAGGATCGGGTCACGGTATTGGAGGAGGCAATAATAGAGCCGCCGCCGGAAGAGATAATTCCGCCGCCCGAGGAAACGATACCCGGCCTGGCGGTAACGCTGTTCTTTGACGAGGGGCCGCCTGCGGCGTTTGCCATGTCCGACGGGCAGGACATGGGCGATTACGCGGCGCCGAGCGGGCGCTTTGTCCAAGGCTGCGTGCGGGTGCGCAATCCGGCATTTCCGAACGTGCTGGTGGATTTCCGGTTGGACCGGGATGACGACCGCATCGAGGTCGTGATCTGGAATGGCGAATGTATGGGGGATGTCCCCAGCCAGTATTTTAAGGATTTGCCACCCTACACCGTGACGGTGACTGATGATGCCCGGGTGCTGTTCACGGCCGACATCCCGGCGCACCTGTGGGGCACGCGCTGGCGCTGGCAGTCGGAACCGCGCCCCCTGCTCCGCACCGCTGCTCAGGTTTTCGACGAGGGCTTCCTGCCGCGGATGACCGCGCGAGCGGCGCGGATCGAAGGCTACGACGGCTGCATCGTGCCCTCGGTGCCATTGCCGGTCGGCACCTATCGGCCGTTTATGCCGGTCGACGACGAGGGTGCCTGGACCAAGCTCGGCATCCAGGCGGCGATCGACACCGGCGGCGAGCGACAGGAAATCGGGCTCATTACCGAGTGGCAGGCTGATTGGCTATTGCGCGGCACGCCATCTTCATTGGCCGCCATGTTCGAGCAGGCCGAGATGTTTGCCGGGGATATTGATTTCTACATCCCCGACCAGGTGACCGGCCACACGATCGACTACAAAGAAAGCGACAAGCACTACTCCGCGCACACACTGGGGCGGGAGTACGACACCGCCAACACCTACGAGATCAAGCACCGCGAGCCGTGCAATGGATGGTATTTGCACGAGGCCGAGAGCCATCTCGCCAACCTGTTTTACCTGCCGTGGGTTCTGACTGAAGACCCTTACTACATCGAGGGTCAGCAATACATGGTCGGCTGGGCCATCGGCTGGGATGTGTACGAGCGGCAAACAGTCTACGGGCATCTCGGCGATCGCGTGCTGTGCTCGTACACGCACGAAATCCGCACGCTGGGTTGGGGCGTGCGTAATCTTGCGGCGGCTTACCGGATGTCGCCGGCGGACGCCCCGAGCTGGTTGATGCCGCAGGCTTACTACGAACAGCTTTCGAGCGATTACCTGTTGGTGATCGACGGGCTGTTCACCAAGAACCCAAACCCGCTGTACAGCCTCTATCGCCAATTCGGCTCCGATAACTACTTTCAAATTTTCCAGCAAAGCTATGCCGTTATGGGCATGGCGTTGGCCGACCTGGTTGGCTTGCCGGGGTGGAAGGCGCCGCTGGAGTTCTATTTCGGGATGTTCGAAGGCGTCCTCGGCGGTACGTCCGGCTGGGACCGGCAGGTGCCGCAGCCGCACGACATTGCCTCCAGCGTGATTGCTGGGTGCCCCACCTGGGCTGACGCGATGGCGCACCCCGGGGGCGGCCAACTGATGCTGCAAGGCGCGTCGTTTCCCGGGGCTGCGTTCCCCGGCAATCGTCAGGGCGGCAGTATGGGCAATGTTAGCCAGATGTTGGCGGCCTGCGCCTGCGCCGAGCAACGCGGTGTTGCCGCAGCGATAGCCTGCCGGCAATACCTCGATGAGTTCGTCGATTTCAACTAT